TCGAATGAATCAATATCAATATTCAGAAAGTCAAATTCTGTTTCTTTTGTTTCTGATTGAACAAGACTTACAATATTGTCAGGCTTCACAAATGCCTGTATAATACCAGGTGAATGTGCATTCATGTCAAACCCTATTCCAGACCATCCAGCCTCTTGTAGAGTCCGTGTGTTGCTGATTGTACCACCATATCCACCTGCTCCGACATCAAGAAATCTTCTCTTTCCCGGTCCGATATGTTTGAAGATGAAATCAATGTATGTCTCCTCTCCAAATTGAGAATGCCCAGTTACTGGGATTATTTTTTTTAGTTCTTTGATCCAGTTTTTCATGCGTTAATTAACGGTAAAAGTTGTGAATTAATGCGATGTTTCCAAGTGTATTTTGTTTCACATAGTTGGTTGCCATTGTTGGCAATTAATTGTCTGATTGGCTGGGCCTCAAATGAAAGGTAAATATCTATCTTTTTTGTGAGTTCTTCAAGATTTGACCAGTAAACCAAATCGGAATCATTTGTAAACTCCTCTTCAATTTCTTGAAATTTATGAGAAAGGCAAAAAGCACCAGATCCAAGTATTCGGAAAAGCCGATCACTTGAATATCTTTTCAAATCAAAATGTGAAAGGTTAATTGCAATTTTACAATTTCGATAAATGCCAGCCTCGGTTTTTTGATCTAGCCATTTCGACCCTTTCCAGCCATTGCCATAAACTCCGAAACGAGAACCATATTTGTTTTGAAGAAGTTCAACCATTTCAATACGTAATCCAGAAAGCGGAAACATACCAGGGTAGTTGTTACCCATAAAAACTATTTCCGGTCCTGCAACCTTTGGACCTGTTGTATTATAAAATTCTACATTATATCCAATCTGAAAATATTCAGATTTAAAACCCAAAGACTTGAACAAGTCAGAATCCGTTTTATTTGAAAATAGAGTTGTGACGTATGGTGCAAGTTCATGATACCATCTTGGAATTGGTTGTCTTACATCTCCGGTAAAATTGAAAATCTTTATCCTTCTTTTAGAAATCATTCTAATCTGAGACAGGGAAAGAACTTTATCTGATTGAATTTGCAAAAACAAAACATCAAATTTGGTCCGCATCAATGCATTTTGAATTACTTGAACTAATCGCCCCTTATGCGAAGGAAAGTTATATTCCTCGTAATAGGTCGAAATCCCACGAAGAGCGTTTCTAAGGCTTGTCTGTGGCTCGTGATTGTCAAACAGACCGATATGTAGGATTTTCATTTAGGTAATGCGGTTTAATTAAAAGATAGGGTTTTGAAACAACCGTTCTGTGACCATAGTTTCGGATATTTGATGAGTGCAAATGTATGGCTTTAATTGATTTGGAAGGATTTAAAACAGTATAACCAGACCTTGAAATCCTTTCAGCGATTGCATTGTCACAACCTGGAATACCAAGACCAAAATTACAATCTGGTATTGGTTTTATTTTGCCTCTAAATACCCAAGCATCCTGTGAATCTTCACGGTCATAAAGTGTATTTCCATCCCATCTTGACAAAGCATAGACTTCATTTTCCTTAATCATTTCAAAATGATCAAGGCTTTCAAAGTAGATATCAGAATTTGCAATTATTGAAATATCCGATTCTTTAGCCAAAAGATTGACTTGTGAAAAAAAGTCAGCAAAAGAAAGTCTGGAGTTAAATGATATGACATTCTCCGCACCAAAAACATTTTGATTAAAGGAAAAACACTTCTCCAACTCTCTGTTTCGGGCAATGTGCTTGTCCTTGTATTTATTTATAAAAAGCCTAATCATACAACAGGACTTAAATAAATAATACCTCTCTTTGCTCCTGTGCTTTCTTCGAATGTGTTGTATTCGGGCTGAAATATTCCAATTGTAGAAACAACTGGTAAAATCCATTCGTATTCAAACCTTTGTCCGTGAATCGAATCAAATCCAAGTCTTCCATCCCCGGTGTAAAAGTCATGTATGGCAATGACTGGCTTTACTTCGCTTTTGCCGATTTGTTCCAGTTCTGCAATCAATGGGCAATTGTTACCCCAATGAGCATCCAAAAAGAAACCAACATTATCTTTACCTAATTTCTGCAAAACATCAAAAAGAAGTTTTGAGGAATCTCCCAAAAGGAATGTAACATTATCTAAACCTTGCTTTTTGCAGCGTTCAATGGCAATCAATTGATATTCCAGATTAGCCTCAATCGTTACTACATTTTCAAAGTTTTTAGAAAAAAAAATAGTTGATGATCCTAAACAAGTTCCGGTTTCAACAATTGTTTTTATTTTATATTTATCACGAAGGGCTAAAAACTTTTTTTCAATAAAATGGTCACCATTAAAAGGTTCCATTTGAAATGGCATTAGGTGTGGAATTTTCATATTGGGTAATCTATGCCTTTAAAATTAATTGTTTTCATTGTTGCAAATATTGGAAATAAATTTTATTTAACTATTTAAGTATTTTCATTTCCTATTCAAATAAGATTTTACAAGTTGTTCAATGGAAGCCCCTAACAACCTTTCGCCATTGTCCCGGAAATAAAGAAAAAAGGAAATTAGTTCTTTTTCTAATTCTTCCTTTTGCATTTCTTTGGCTTGGTCCAATATTTCATTTGCAAATTGTTGATCCTTGTCAAAGTCGTTTATAATATAAAACAACCAGTCAATTGCGGTTTCTTTTTTCATATTGTTTCTAATCTAAAATTTCAAGTATAATTTCTGCAAAAGCAAGTACATCTCTATTCCTTAAATCACCTGACTTTTGAAGTTTGATGAAAGCCAAAATGAAAGGCTTTAAATCATTTATTTGCTCGTCTGTTATCATAAAAAACCTTTTTGTGAATAATCGCTAAACTTCATTAATGGACCATTGAACTTGACTGGAAACGTAGAAGTATCCCCATCCCGAAACTTTGCAATATCAACTATGCAAAGGTCTTTAACAGGATAGGAATCATTATCAAAATCAACTGATTCAGTCATCTTGTAATATTCAGGTCGCATCAGAAATATAACCATGTTTGCATCCTGTTCAATTGAACCTGATTCCCTTAAGTCTGATAATTGAGGCATCTTAGAAGGTCTTGATTCAACTGCTCTGGACAATTGCGATAAGGCAATGATAGGAATATTTAAGTCCTTTGCCAATACCTTCAAGCCTCTGGATATCTCAGCAATTTCACCCTCTCTATTTTGGCCTTTTTTATTTTGACCTCCCATCAATTGCAAGTAATCGACAACTAATAATTTAATACCAAACTTCTTTTTCCACATTAAAGCCTTAGAACGGAGTTTCCTGATGTTTAGCCCTGCTTCATCATTAATCTGTAATGGCCAATTCCTAACCCGATTTGCGGAGCTGTAAAGCCTTTCCCTATCGTAGTTGTCTAAGATGTTTCTTTTAATCTTAAAGGCAAATACATCTGAATCCTGACTAATCATTCTTTCAATTAATTGCTCACTTGACATTTCCAAGCTGAACATTCCGGTAGGTACATTGGCAATTGATAGGTTCCTAAGAATTGACAAGACAAAAGCCGTTTTTCCTTGCCCTGGTCTGGCAGCCAAAATGATTAAATCGGTATCAACTAATCCGCCTGTCTTTTCATCTACTATCTTAATGCCCGTAGACAGCCCTGCGAGGCCCGTAGCGTTGTGTTCTTGCCATTTCTGGCTTACATCATACACAACGGTTTGAATCGTCCTCTCGTCCTCTGTAATCACTTGCTTCATCAGGTCGTCAAGTCCATCATGGATCTTTGCAACCGTATCGAATACGTCATCGGTTTCTGATAGGGAACAGTTCAAAAGTTTTGCACCCATCTGGCCAATTTCTCTTTTCAAAAAGTTTTCCAGAAGAATTGATATGTGGACTTCGATGTGAGCAGTTGATGAAACCTTTTCTGATAGCTGTGTCAGCTTCCTAGCACCTCCGATTGATTTATATTGACCTATGCTTTTTAGTTCATGTGCAATGGTTATAAGGTCAATCTTTTTTGAATCTTTAATGAAGTCCAGGAAAATGCCGGCCAAAATCCTATGGTTTTCTAATTCAAAGACATTTACAGATTGAATACGATTTGAAAATTCTATCTGGGCTTCTTTGTCCAGTAAGACTGAGCCTAATACTATTTCTTCAATTATGTGATTTTCCATCTTTAAAGGCTAATTTGGTTGATGTATCTTTATTTTCAAAATTGGCAGGTACAGGTTTAAGATGGGTAATTGTATTTTTTAGTTTTAGTTTCCAGTTTTTAATCTTATTTCCATTCCCATCTTTCCAACCATCATCAATCCAAGTTTCAAATTTTGCTTTTACAGCAAACAGCCTATTGGGAAATTCTTTTTCTAATTCTGTTTTGTAGTAAGAAATAAATTCATCTTCAGTTGGGATGGTTTGTATATCAATCTTAATTTCTTTTATATTCTTATCTATATTATTATCTTGAGTACAAATTTTGGACTGTTCGAGTACAATTTTTGTACTATCACCGTCCAATTTTTGTACTATTGGAGTACAATTTTTGTACTGTGGGTCTAATAATTGTCCTACCTTTTTTGATATCATTGAAACGTTATTTGTTTCAATATAAATACCGATTTCTTCCTGACAAGAATCTAAATCATGAATAAACTGGGTTAACTTTAATCCGATTTGGGTTCTTTCAATATAACCTTTTGTTTCCAAAGTTGCCAAAGCATTAAAAACAGTTCCTCGTGAAAGGTCCAACCAATCAGCAATCTTATCTTTTGATTTTATACATTGATACCCAAACTTTGGGTTCTTACTCATGTTTTTTATATCGCATAGGACAGCCATTTCATTAAGGCTTAATAGCAAAGCTTTCCTGACAATATGATTTGTAAGTGAAATAATTTCCATAAAAAATAAAAAACCTCACCCGACTTTCATTGGTGGAACCCGCAAGGATAAGCGGCCAATTACTGATCGAGTGAGGTCTATTTAATTTCTTCATTTCCTTTTTTCCGAGTTCCAATCGGGCCTTTCGGCAATGCAAATATAACAATTAAAAATATAATGCAATCAACCAAAGTGCAAAAAAACACAAAGTTGATGCCCAAAGCATGAAGTTATTGAATCTTAATTTGTCAATCAGTCTTTCAGACTTTTCATTTTTGCTCATTTCGCTTAAAGCTATTTTGTCCAACTTTTCAAAGTTTGATTTGTACTCATTGGCATCAGCAGTTAAACGAATCTTATCCATTTCCAATTCATCAATCCTTTCCTTATTGGTCTTATTCGCCACATCTCGGAGGTTTTCCGATTTCGTCAATTGTTCATTCAATTCATTGCACCTATTGAAATACCTTCTGCCGTATTCGTAACGAGTCTTGCTTTCTCTTTCCAGTTCTTCAACCCTTGCGATTTCTCGCAGGATTTGAGCAGAACTATAAAACACATCCCTTATCGGTCCATCAATATGTAGATGGTAGTTTATTGCCCAAATTTCAAGGCCATCGTCTTTTACTTCTTTGTGGGATAACACTAACTTTCCCCTACCAACTCCAATCCTTAAACCAGGCTTAAGTTCCAATGGCATATTTTTCTCTTTCATGTTTTTGTTGTTTAAATTTTGGCCAAATATAAATTAATATTTTAAATTGTTGCAAATGTTTCAATATAAATAATTTTCAACTTCAAAGATTACCTCATCAAGTGACCAACTAACCAAAGTTTTATAACCTCGTTTTTTGGCATTTTCTAAAAACATAATTTGATAGTCAGTTGGTTTGTTTTTACCACATTTCAACTCAATAAAGAACCCGGCAAAACCTTTTCTAGGTTCAAAGATAAGACAATCACTAACACCCTTTTTAACTCCCTTTTTGGTTAGTAGGATACCTTCCAGACTAAAGGTTACACCTTTCTTTGTTGTGAATGTTTTGGTCTTTCTTTCGTTGGCCGGGTGCGTCCAAAGAAGCCCTTTAACATCGAGAAACCTAGCAACTGCAATTTGAAAAGAATCCTCTGTCCCGATATAAGGTGCAAATGTTGTTGGTTTCTGATTCTTTAAAAATTGCATAGAGAATGAATACATTGTTTTGCAATATTAGAATTTGTTGCCTTACTTTGCAATTATAGATAATAAAATTATGGCAGAAAAATGTATGCAATCCCTGACCTTTGCGGAGTTTTCCCGAAAATATGGAATTGCAAGATTTACCCTATCAAAGAAAAAAGATTTGTTTCAGATTGACCCTGGATTTGATGTTGAAAAGCTAATTGATAACCGATTCAATCAGGAATTGGCAAAACAAATCATGTCAACATCGCAGGTTAGGCCAAATGCCAAAGGCAAATTAAAACCTCGAAAGAAGCTTTGATAGGTCGTTTACCTTTATTCCTAACTGGATTTGTTCAGGTTTATTTTGTTGCGGTAAATACCTATTTTCTTTCAAAAGAAATGTATTTGGGAGTCTTTATTGCTGCCTTTATGATAAGTTTGATTTGGTCTTTTAATGTCAAAAAAGTAGCTTTTGGGTCAATTACCGATAAGGTCGTTTATTCCTTTGGTGCGACCTCTGGGAGTGTGTTTGGTTTATGGTCAAGCAAGTTTTTGATTACCTTGTTGAATCAGTTGTAGGGTTTTATCTTAAGCCTGTAAGGTTTCGTTTTTCGGCTGCAGTATATTGGGATTTCGTTACTGCGTAAAATTCATCAACACATCCAAAACCACCTGCGAGTGAAAAAATAGTTGTTTTAGTAGTTTGAGGAATTTTACCATTCCAATTCTGGGAAGCCCAACTTTCAATTTCAGATTTCTTAAAAAACCTTCCCTTTCTGGAAATACACCATTGCCGACTTGATTCCCTTCTCGTTCCTACATAAGTATAAAACTGAAGGTTAAGATCATCGGAAACTACCGCATTGTATTCCCTTGAAAAAATCATTACTGAATCATTGGTAACCTGCTTGACATATCTTTCCAAGTATGCCCTTTGGTCAGGGGTTCCTTTTATAAACTCCCTGAGTACGTTTTGAAGGTTGGTCCTGTTGGTATTGCCTGCAATGTTTTCCTTCAAGACCTGGGTAATGGCATTGTCAAAATTGGACCTTATCTCTGCTCCCAAAAGTAGGTCGGTAGTTGTTTGGATGTTGCTTTCAAGTATCTGTTTATAAAGTTCTGATTTGGCCGAATAGCCATCAATCAAAGCAGAATAATAAGAATCAGAAAGCTTTTTGATTTCTTTAAACCCGGTTAATACTTCTTTAACTGCAACCTGATAAGCGGTATTATTAACAATCGCATCAGCAATTTGAGTTTTTAGCTTTCTAAGTTTCTGCAAGTTTGCAACTCGTTCTTTGGCATCAAAAGAAAACTCATTAGAAATCTCTATTACCTGATTTGCAAGGTCTTTAAATATGGTGGGCAGCTTCCCATCCATATCATTGATCAGCTTATCCTGTAAGTCTTGAATTGCCTTTATAATGTCAGATTGTTCCTTTGATAGCATTTTGCAAAATTAGCAAACCAAACAATCTATTTTTTCCTTAATTGAAAAATCAATAGTTACGAAATAAGTTTCGAAGTTGAATTGGTCAATACCAAAGTAATTCTGGGCAATTGCCTTTGCATCGTTGTTGGTATCCCCTAATTGAACCTCCGATATACTATTGAGAATATAATTCAGATTGTAATCATTGGAAGCAGTTTTGGAATTGGCTATCAATTTAAAATTAACAGTTCTGGAAAGAACCTGTTTCAAGCCTCTCCCATTCTCGTCATCAAGACTTGAATTTTCCCTGACGAAGAACAGAACGAGGTCGTAATTATCATCGACTGAGCAAGGCTTTTCTGAATCAATTGACCTGTAATTGAAACCAGTATTTTCAGTAATTACTTCATGGGATTCCCCATAGTTCAAAATCTTGATTTTCAAAAGTCTTTCGATTTCAGAACATATTGTTTTTAAAGGTCCGTTTTTCATTTTAATAATATTTAAACTCCATAAAATCCCCTTTGTGCTGTAAAATTCTGCAAAATCTCACTTACACTTAATGCCCTGTCGTACATACTTACCCGATATATTTCACCATTAAATTGCCTAACTGCTGCAGTTCCCCAACTTCCAACCCTGTACGATCTATCGCCTGTTGTAGGGTAGCCGGGGTTAATGATAAAAGCATTAGAAGCAGACAAAAGACCATTGATATAAATATCCCTGGTTGCACCATTGAATCTTATTGCGACATGAATAATAGTGTTTCTCGGTGCGGTGTTATTTGCCGATGTTATGGAAGCCGTAGAACCATCTTGACCATAGTAAATAGCTGAGTTAAGCCATGAATAACAAAGCAGATAACCAGTCAAACCTATTTGACCATTTCCGGCCAATAGTGAACCTCCGATGGCATCATTACTATTTGGCGGTCCTGTACCTTTAAACCAACAGCACATGGTATAACGAGAAGGCTCAAAGGTAGTGCCAGTAAAGTTTGAATTTACACCGTTAAAAATTGGTACACCTCCCAAGTTATTACTATGCACTACTGTGGCATTAGGTCTGGCAATTGAAGTCAATATGCCAACTGATTCCCATTCCCCTCCCCTCGGATAACTCAATATGTTATTGCCTACTAAATCAATGGCAAGGTTTTCTTTTACAGTTTCACCTGCTGGAAAAGAAGTATTGAACCGATAATTCAAAGAACCTCGATTCAATATAGTTGGAAAGGTTGGTAAAAAGTTAGGAGTAGAAACTGGGAACATATTAAAACAAACTACCTCTTGCCGTTACCATTATCCTATCCTGCACCCCTGCATAAACCGATTGAGTAAACCAAAGCTGATCACCAGAATTTAAAATAAAACCTCCTGTTGGTGTTAAAGTTGAATTAGCACCTATAACGGAAACACTTGCTGTTGCTGTTGCCAATGCAAATTCATTTAATAGAAAATAGGATGCACTAGTCACCTTTTTCCTAAAAACACAAATCGTTTGAGCAGAACTTGCAGCCCTTGCTAATTGTGCTGATCTAACCTCTATAATATCAATTCGACCTCCACCATTAAACCCGGCTATTAGGTTGGCAGGAGATCCACTTAAATCAATCAGTACATTGCTACTATTTAACAACTTAAAAGTAGCTGTGTCAGTTGTTACGGAAAAATCATGAATTGTATATTCAGTATTTAATGAGGTTCCTGTGGCAGGTGTTCCACTAAGAAAAACAATTTTATCACCAGGTAAAATGACTATTTGATTAGACACAGAAACATAACTCCAATTAGAAATCGAAACAGTATCGGTAGTTGTATTGATGGTTACCGGAACTGTTTTCCAGGGCATCTCTACTAATTTAAAAAGTGTTCCTGTGCCATCTTTAGCGACGTTGGCAACTCCTCCCTCTGCTGATTCAATATAAGGTACTCGCCCAAATTGTGGAAAATTCATATCTCGTTATTATTTATAAATTGAATAAACATTTCTTCACTTACCTGACTAAAATCAAATTTAACCTTTTCAATTCCATTAATTGAAAGCATCATATTAGGAAAGGTTCCAACTAATCCAACCCTTTCATTAATCAATTCTAATACCTTGCTTTCTGTTATCGGTGTTATCGGTTCTGGATCCAGAATTACAGGATTTATAATTGCACCTGCCTGAGTGCTTATCTCTGCCGTTTTTGTGGCAAGGATCTCATCAGATATAATGCTAAGTTCATTGGCCAATACCAGTTTTTCAAACTCATTCGCAAGGTTATAATCTACCTTTTGCAAGAGTGTTAAAAGTTTTATTTGATTTTCAGTCATTTAATTGAAGTTCAAAAAGTTAAATAAAAAGTTAGTTGTGTTTTCTCCGCTTACACCATTTGCACCTGCCGGCCCCTGTGGACCTGTTGGCCCTGCTGGGCCTTGTGGTCCCTGTGGCCCTTGCGGACCTTCTGGACCTTGAAGCAATAAAGCAACAATCAAATTATGGTTGTTTGCAAAGTTGGTTGTTCCAGTACCTCCAGAAGAAACTAAGGTTACAGGTAAAATCCAATAGTTATTTGTGCCAGTAATTAAAGTTGGAAGGGCATTAATTTCCCAAGTTTGAAAATTGGCACTTTGAGTTTTATCTTGAATGATTATGGTAGTTCCAACTATTATCAAAGCTAAAAAAACATCAATATCAATGTTGTCATCTGTAAGATGTGAGATGTTAATTTGAGTGGAACTTATCTGTGTCGCATTATTCCAAAGCAATCGTCCAGGGGTAGGGTTTCCGCTTGTTGCGGTAGTTCTTGCATTGTATAAAAATAAAGTAGCAGATTCACCGTTTTGGCCTGCTGGTCCCTGTGGTCCTTCTGGTCCTTGCGGTCCTTCTGGCCCTTGTGGACCTTCTGGTCCTTGATCGCCTTGATCACCCTTGTCACCTTTATCGCCCTGATCCCCTTTATCGCCTTGATCACCCTTGTCACCTTTATCCCCTTGATCACCCTTGTCACCTTTATCACCCTGATCGCCTTTTGGCCCCTGTGGTCCTTCTGGGCCTATTGGACCCTGCGGTCCCTCTGGACCTTCCGGTCCTTCTGGACCCTGTGGACCTTGCGGTCCCGGTGGGCAATTGCATCCTGTTTCTGGAGGGCAAGAGTTTGAACAATCAATTAATTCAATCATTGAAAAGTCAATGGATAAAAAGTAAGTCGTAAAATCGTAATTGTCGATTCCAAAATATGTCTGTGCAATTGCCCTTCCATCATTATTTGTATTGCCAATTAATTGAACCTCTTTGATGTTGTTAAGAATGAAATTCAAGTTGTAATCATTCGATTCACTTTTTGAATTGGCGATTAACTTGTAATTTACATTTCTTGATAGTTTTTGTTTTAAGCCCCTCCCCTGTTCAATATTGGGAGTTGAATTTTCCCGAACAAAGAATAGGACTAAATCATAATTGTCATCAACTGAGCAAGGATTTTCAGATCCAATTGACCGATAATTAAAGCCGGTTCCTTCACTTATTACTTTGTGACTTTCGCCATAATTCAGAACTTTAATATTTAAAAGCCTTTCAATTTCAGATGATATTTTTGAAAGAAGGGGATTTTTCATTTTGAAAGTTCTCGTTGAATTGCCTTGTTTATTGTCACTAAGGACTGTTTTAACTCTTGATCGGTCGGGTCAAAGATAAGACCAAATTTTTCCTCATTAAAGTTCGCAATTTTCCTTTGTTCATTTGACAAGAAACCTGCACCATAAGATGTTGGTCCTGTTGGTCCAGCTTTTAAAT